CCAACGTGGTGCAATGGAAAAATATTGAGAAGAGGATCTCGCCTCATGCCCCGCGCTGGATGGCAGGAGATAGCCGCGATCTGGCGCGTCTAGTGAAGGGAGAGTACGACCTATTATTTACCTGTCCGCCCTATGCCAACCTTGAAATTTACAGCGATGATGAGGCCGATATTAGCACTTTAGAATACGGAGATTTTCTCAAGGCTTATACAACGATCATAGCAGCGGCTGTTGGAATGCTTAGGTCTGACCGCTTCGCCTGTTTTGTCGTTGGTGATGTGCGCGGGAAAGATGGATTTTATGTTAATTTTGTTGCTGATACCGTCAAGGCTTTCCAGGCAGCCGGATGTCGACTTTATAATGATGCGGTATTAATCACCGCCATCGGCTCGCTTCCGATCCGCGCTGGTAAAGCATTTACCAGTGGGAGGAAACTTGGCAAGACGCATCAGAATGTTCTTGTCTTTGTTAAGGGCGACTGGCGGAAAGCTGTGGCGACCTGCGGGGCGCTTGCGGAAACGGATTTTGGTGAAGTTTTAGATATTTTAAATGTTAATTCTTTTAGTTAAAAATTGCCTGAACTGTAACCGGCGGCGCCAGCCGATGGGGTCGGAAGTCCTATTGCGCCAAAGGGGTCAAAAAAAACTCTTTACTTTTCTAGAAACAAATTTAATAATTCAATCTCTCTAGCGGGTATCTAAAGCGGCCTATTAAACCACGCGATTTTTCCCCAGTGCATCCCCGCTCTCCGCTAGAGAGATTTGATCGCTGGGGAAATTTTTTTGGAGGGGGAACAATGGAAGAACCTATGACGCGAAAACTCTATGCGCTTCGGTCTGAGCCTGAGGACGGGACGCGGTGCCTAAACCTCTGGTATTACTATACGGCGCCGTCCGGACAACTTATACGTTGTAAGGGTCGGGGAATGAAAATCGACTATGCGGACATGCCCCGAGCGATCAGCCTTTTACAGCGCGAATTTCAGGGTATGAGTTTCATACAAGCAGATCAAGAAAAGAGAGACGAGCAAGAACAGCGAGACAACGAAAATCAGGATTCGGTAACGCGATAAAACAAAAAGGGGAGGCTACGATGGGATGTTCAAACTTAATCAAAGATATGCGGGAAGCTAGGTTTACGGCGTGCGCTCAGCACGTCTTTTTTATTTTACGGGAACAGGTGGAATGCAACGCGGATAGCCGTACGCCAGCCGCTACGCGCTGGCTGGCGAAAATGGTAGGACGCGACCGTAAATCAGTAAGGTTGGCGCTTAAGGCTTTAGACCGCGCCGGTTGGATAAAAATCGTCCCAGGAAAACGCCGGGAAGCTTGCTTGGTTTCCGTACTCAAGTATCGTCTCAAGGGCCCAACGAAAAGCCCAACAAAGGGCCCAACGATTTACTCTAATTCTAGGCTCGAATTAATTGATATGGGCCCAACGAAAAGCCCAACAAAGGGCCCCACAGTAGTTTCTGGTAGTTTAGTCGTTTCTTCTGCCGTTAATACTGCCGTTTCTTTCTCCGGTTTAAAAGAAGTTTTACTACGTGATAGCACGGCGCAAAACAGCGCGCCGCCGCCACCCCCTAGGGCTAAGAAACAAGCGCGAAAAGACCCGCCCTATTTCCGGGCCCTTACGGACCACATCAACGCGACTTACACCCAAGCGAAAGGCTGTAAATATCCATTCCGGGTTTGGGAAATCAAAGAGCTTAGATTTTTCGCCAACCAGTACGGTTCTGCCGCAATGATGGCGTGGTGGGACGGTGTATTCAAAAACGATTGGTGTAAACGTAACGGGCTCAGTTTGAGAGTGTTTTTCTCGGACCTATCGAAGTTACAGGACGACAAGACCGCCAAAGATAGAGCGAAAGCCTACCAGGACAAGCTCGATCAGGAATGCGAATCGCCGGTACCGCCAGCCTTGATACAAAAACTCGCCGAAGGGCGCCGGTCGGTAAGCGAGCTCGTTTCCGTCATGACGGGACGTCCTGGGCCCTGTGGTAAGAGCAGCGGCCTGATAAAAGTCGGGGTTGGAACATGAGCATAAGCCCTGTGATAACGCTCCGCGATCAGGAGTTTGCTCCTACCGTGGTGCAACGCCGTTTTGGGGGGTATACGCCAGGGAGCAGGTATACCCCCCTAAAAACTGAAAAGAACAACCCTGGAAGCGATTCGCTACCCGGCCAGGATTGGTCATGAAAGCGCGTAAGGTCCTGGAAGTCCACCCCAGACTGGCGTCCAGGGGCCGTCCGCTAGAGATCCGGGACGAATGGCGGGACGATCAGGACGACAAAAAGCCGGGACAGGACAAACCACAACAAAAACAGGGGAAAAACAGACCAAAAAACAGAGCTGATTTTTTATAAGTTAACACATCTTAACAACGCCTTCCTAGGCTCCAATAGACCCAATTAAACAGGGTCAATTTACCGCGACAACACCCTATATTTTCAGGTCAAAAATAGCCCTTTACAGGCGATATCACTTATGATATACATAGGTAGGAATAAGAAATGAACCTGACCTTTCCTAAGGAGGGCGTTATGAAAGAGTTAAATGAATGGCTGAATGAAAACGTGGAGCATTTTAAGGGGTATAGCCTGGATGAAGTTGAAAAAGCGGCTGTGGCGGTGGGGTTCGACCGATGGGTGGTAAAGCAGTGGAAGGATCGCCAGCGCTTTTTGAGTTTCAGGAAGGTGGCCTAACATGGACGCCAAGAAATTCTTGGACGAATTGTTGGCCCAGAAAACCGCCCCGCTCACGGAGTTGCAGAAATGGGCGAAGAAGTATAAGGACATCCTTAGCGATGGGTACACGCATGACCAAGTTGTTTACATCGCGCAGCGGTGTGACTTCGATCTTGGGGAAGCGTGTAAATTATTCTCGCATTTTCAAGACGCTATGGAGGCCAGCGACATTAAAAACCGGGTTGCCATAGAAATGTTCCGGCTGGAAAGTCAGGCCGAGGATAGAGAAAAACAACGCAAAGAGATTGAGCTTGCCAAGCAACGGAAGGTGTACCTGTTACCGTTATGGAGTGACCTTGTGACGAATAATTTTACCGGGAAAGCGGAGGTGGCTTAACATGGAACTAGAAATGCAACGCTGTCCTGTCTGTTACCTGGCGCCGGACGTCGGCTACGATGCCCCGGATGGAACATGGCGGATCACCTGTCATTGTGAAGGGTCACCGTTCAATTTACCCTACGCGACGCTGGTGGAAGCGCAGTCTAGCTGGAACCGGATCGTGCACCAATATCACGCCGGGAAGTTTAACTAGGAGGGGACATGGAAACTAAACCGACGCCAACGCCTTGGAAGTGGAAGTCTTGGGGTGAGATGATTCATATCGAAGCGGGGAATACTGGGCTTTGGATTAACCCACGCGGTGACTCTTCGAAAGGGATACCCTCAAAAGAAGATAAAGAAATGGCTAATAAAATTGTCCGCGCCGTCAACGCCTATGAACGTGACCAAGACTTTAAAAAGGAACTAATAAATACATTACATCACTTACTTAATAAACCTGAATTATTGACCGACTATTTTTATAGAAAACAAGTCACAGTAATTATCGAAAAAGCGGAGGGCAAGTAACCACCGTTAATAAAGGGCCGTACCAGACACGCGAAACATCCTCAAGGAGGCTAACCATGAGAGTCCGAGAACGCCAGAAAATATTCAGATTGATAGAAACGAAAATCGCCGAAGGACGGGACGTGAGCTACATTGTCACCGGGTTGGTAAATCACTTCGACATTTCCGTAGCGACGGCGGAAGATGCGGTGCATCAGTGGATGGAACAGTTCGAGCAGGACGTTCAACGTATGAAGCAGAAGCGGGCCGCGTGATTCGTCATGCAAAATATCGCGGGCGGCGGTCCTTGTAATGCGTGTGATGGAAGAAATCAAAAATAGTCTCAGCTATTTCGACCGCGCCATCGGGTCGCTTCACGGGTTGCCGGACGTAGTCAGCACCAAGGCTACTACGCTGCGCGTTGTGCCGACGTTCGGCTTAGGGTCGCACACGTATATCGTTCAGACGTTCCGACAGAGGGAAATCGGGGATACGATCTTTCTTGAGATCACCTCTGAAAGCGGAGCTACGCGCATCGTGATACCCGCCGCCATCGCGGATACCATCGCGCGGCAACGCGACCAGCTCACTGGCAAGAGCCGCAGCCGGGCCGGCAAGCGTATTGCAGAGGATCTGGCGGCGCGCGGTATTAAGCCGGGGTTCATGAGAAAGGCCAAGCCATGACCGGTGGCCGGAATGTCACTATCACGCTAGGCGTAGAGGATTGGGTGGAGATTGTTTGTACGCTGGATGTTAAGGCGCGCAAGATAGCGGACGGTGGTTACGGAACCGAAGAAACGCCCGGAGAAGATAAGCGATGGGTAGCCGATCTTCTCCGCATTAAGAACCACATTCAGTCCCTCCTTTACCTAGAAGCTAAACAGGTCGGACGCGCAAAGATCACGCGCCACACGTAACCCCTTGACTCTGATCGCCGGGGGTAGGGGGCAGCGGTCGGGGATGAAGGGGAAAGAAAGAGTATTATGGGTCTTGCCAAGCGCGATATCTATTCGATATCATGTTTTTCAAAGGAGAAAAGCCATACCCGGGTACGCACATTATTGGCGCCGCGCGCCCGAATTAAACTGGAACAATTTCAACCTGGCTTACCAGGACATCCAGAAAATCATGCACGCGGCAATGGAACAAGGTTTCAAACTGGCGGGACCCACCGGAACGGGACCTGTGCAGATCAGTAACGCTTGTATTGCTTTTAACGGGTCCAAAGAGTGTAGACACCCCTATCGCAATTTAGGTGATCCTTGGCCGTCCATAACCGCGCATGGCGTGGAAACGGAAGAAGATCCTGTGGTCGGTCCATTTTTTAATGGAGCGTTACTTTCCGCCCGGTCCTGTGGTGGGAATTGTTCCGAGGAAAATTTTGTTGTTGACCAGATATTTTTACCGCAGAAGTGGCATCAGTTAGAAGAAGGAGGATACTTTTGCCGGTGCCGGACGTTGTATAAACCATACGATATCATTGTGACCGCGTGCCTGGTACGCCTCAAGGAACGGTTGGGAGACGAAATTCAAATTTCTTCGGACGGGTTTGAACGCGGGTTCGAAGACGCGAAACGGTTTTGCCGCGAATTGTTTGGCTGGACTGAAACGTTCGAATTTGAACCTTACGATTCACTGCGCGTCTAATTGTCCAAAAAACAAGATATCCTTTTTGTTATCCTTTATGGTAAAACTAATCTACTAGCTATTTAGCAAAAGAGAGTTTTTTATGGAGGCAAGTTTGATGTCGCAAGCGTTACGTCCAAAAGCGTTGGTGGTTCGTATGACCCTTAGCGAACACCGGCTGTTGCACCGGTTGGCTAAAGCCAAGAGTTTATCGCTTTCAGAGTATATGCGGCGGCGAGCGTTCGGGATTGCAACGGAAGCGTCCTATAGCACCGCCACACAAGACGCGGAATCTTCGTTTCCTATGACAGATCCTGAGAAAGCCACACCTTAAAGGAAAGCTGTCCGATTTTAGATGTGGATTTTAGTCCGTACAATTTTGTCCGATGCGCGCGCTTTTAAACTGGCTATTGCGGGTGTTCCACAAGCATCGTCCACTGCCCACGGGTTGCGTTGTAACCGCCGGGTTCGAGGACCTCAAGAAAAATATTCCTCATAAACGATGGGTCAGTTTAACGCGAACGGAAATGTGGGATTGTTCTTGCGGGAACCAGTTTATCTTCTTGGACGGCAAACTTTACGAGTTGATAGGAGTGGACGATGACGGCTTTAGAAGCGATGAAATCTGTCCGGCGGCTGGAATCGCTGGTACTATTCCTAGACAACCCGAACGCCAAGAAAGTTCTGGCCGCGTGGACGCTGTATAGAACGCAATGCAAAGATCGACCTTTACAACCGAACGAAACGCCGGACCAGGCGTATTGGACGTTATGGCTGGAAAGCGCGGAAGTAGAGTATCCGGTCCTGGCCGAGACGGCGGGTGTTCCCCTAAACGCTTGCGTATCGCTGTTCGACCGGTTAAAACAGGCGCGCCAAATATTCCCCGATGGAACGATTACGCAGGACGCGATGGCGATTTTACAAGCGGAAGTACGCACGCAAGTACAATCCGTTTTACCGCGCGGATATCGACCGGCGCCCGCGAATGAACCCCAAAGGCCTAACGCGATTGGAACTCGCAGCGATAAACCGCATCGGAACAGATTACCTCCGAGAAGATCTTCCCGAAGCAAATAGGATACGCCTGGATGTGGGCTACTTAACGGGCCTGCTCTTGCGAATCAATTAAGAAATTCGGAAGATAGGATCGCAAAGTCTATGAAAGAAGACCTTTCAAAACGCAACGAACCTGTTTGGCCGTCATCCGGAACGAACGAACCGAACACGCGCCGAACCCTTTCATTTAAAGCGGTGGTTGTAATGACCACCAACACCGGCATAGAACCGACCTTGAAAGACGTGAATACGGCCCTGGAAAAAAGGGGATACGCTTTCTCGATGCCGGCGGACGTTAGCGCGCCGGTCGTTATTTCTTTAAACGATCAATGAACTTACACGCGATTTTAAAAGGCTATGACGTTTACCATCCCTGGACGGCTTCCTAGCCTGAACGTTACGCTCAAGGCGCACAGGTACCGGTTCCTTGAAAGCCTTAAACGACAACGGCAAAAGCGGAACATTGGATCGTGGATCGTGGCTTCACGAGTTCCCTGTTACCGGGTTCCTGTGGACATTCACATACGCTGGGTGGAATCTAACCGAAGACGAGATTTTGACAACATCCGAAGCTGAGCGAAAGTTGTCTTGGACGCCCTTGTCGCTACCAATCGTATTCACAATGACGGCCAACGTTGTGTGTCATCCCTGACAGATTCATTCGACGTAGATAAAGCGAACCCGCGCATTGAAGTGACTATCCAGCCTTCGGATAAACCTGTAATGTCCAAAAAATTGATTAGGAAATAAACCGTTCTAGCGTTACTATTTCAGGGCATGTCTATTTTATCGCCCTGTTTTATCTTAGGCGCGATACCCCTCCTGGTGGAAGCTCCTTAGTGGTCATTAAAATGAACCAGCCGGTCGTGTGGCGGCGGTTCTGTAATGGAGATGGATGCGTGAACGCGGTCCTGATCCAGGAAGATTTTATCTATGAAACCACCGAAGGATGGAAGACGGGAAAGGCACAACAATGGCTGATAGAAGTTGCGCCGGGGTTACGGTTCCATTGCAGTGACGAAACATTCTATAGCATTTACGAAGAATATAAACGTGAGCTTGCGCGCGATTAGTAAAGACGCGCTTACCCAGTACGAAAAAAACTATGTCACTGGTTTGTTAGGTGAAACAGAAATGCGCAGACTACTAGAATCGGCGCGCGTGTACCGTGAAGTCCTCAAAATTTTATTCGGTTATTTTAAACATGAACCTCTACGGACCATTTCAGTTGCCGACCCCGTCCCTAATAGTGAGCTTATGTACCTTAAAGAACTGGTCTGTATGGAGACGGAGTGAATGGAACTTGGAACGCTCGTGTGGATGTCGGAGACGGAAACAATCAGGATCGCGCTGGCTGTTTTTTTAACGTGCCTATTGATTCTATGGTGGTGGGTGAAGCAGGGGTAGTCACGGCTTTACTTCTTCCACCACTTCCATCACAGTAAACTTCCTCAGTTGAATTGGCCTTCCAGAGATCTTGGCAAACTGGTGCGCGTACTGTTTCAAGCTCATCATCCGTTCCCGGTCCGAGCCTATCATAGGCATAGCCATTAAGTGGCCATCAACCGGGTGTGGCGCGTGTAGCGCCGGTATTCCTTCACAGTCATCGGCAGGATCGACTTGTATCCACGCCCATAGTTCCGTAATGCGGTCGCCGCGCCGGTCCATTGTTTACGGTTGACCGTTTACAGTAAATAGCTGGCAATCCTTCGGCGCGTTATCGTAAGTGCCGTCCGGTTTAACTTTGAGTAGGTGGAACCCATGAACGTCACACCAAATCTTTTCTTCCCCGCCGTTCTTGTAGATGTTGGCGTTAGGGTCGGCCGGTCCCGGCTGCGGGAGGCCGTCATTACAGAAAATGCAGTAGCCCAGGGTATAGTCGTGGGCGAACGATTGACCTCTTTTGTCCAGGGTTTGATCGCCACGCCGGCACGGTTTGGAATGGTCACGCTCAATGGCTTGCGGAACGCGTACTGTAAATGGCGCCGTGTCGGCTACTTCCTGAACCTGCGTACCGCCTTTTGCTGGCACCACTTCCATCATAATGAACTTGGAATCCTTAGCCCGGATCTTCATGACCATCTCTACCGTATCGCCCTCCAAGGGTTTGTATTCCTGGTATTGAATAATGGTTTGATCGTTTAATTCAATGTCCATAATATCCATGGTATTACCTCCCAAGTCCCTCCTTTATAAGAACTTTCCAGAATGTACCAAAAACAAATGGTTATGGTACACCCTGTAAATCAACAGGGGTCTCGTCGGTGACAAAACTGGCATTTCGCTTGGGATTTTGGTACAGCACTCTTTGGGCTACGGATTTTGAAACGCCAACTCTAGCTGCGATCTGGCGAACGGACGCTTTCCCGAGTAACGACAAGATAGCGGAACGCTGTTCATTGGATAATTGCGGGGGTCGGCCCAAACGTTGACCGGCGGCGCGGACCCTGGCGAGGCCCGCCATGACTCGTTCCCGGATAACGTCCCGTTCATATTCGGCAAAGAGCGCATTGATGCCGAAGAGAAGTTTTCCCTGGGACGTAGTAGTATCGGTTCCGTTACGCACGGAGGCAAAATCAACGCGAAGCTCTCGAAGTTCTTCCAACGTAAGGACCAGATGTGACAGGCTGCGGGCGAATCGGTCGAACCGCCAAACCAGCAAGCAGTCACATCGTCGCGCTCGAACAAACGCCATACACTTGTCCAACTCCGGGCGACTTTTCTTCGCGCCGCTGATCCCTGGTTCATCAAATGTCGCAACGATCTCCCATCCACGAGCGGCACAGAACTGTTGCAGTTCGGGCAACTGATTCTCGGTAGTCTGGTCATGTTTAGATACTCGAACATAGAGGGCAACCCGTTTGGTAGGTAACATAGGATATCGGATAGATATCCACATTAAACAAAATAAATCAGCCCGTTGAACTGGAAAGTAGCATAATGCTGCGGAGTTGGGGGAGGGCTACTACTTGCGCGAGACAATGGGGGAAAGAATCGCCGTCGTGCTGCGTTACTTGCGCGGCGGGAAATCGCCAAAAGAAATCGCGTATCTTCTCAAACTTAATAAGTGGACCGTCCTAAAAATGATCGACCGGTTTCCCATCGCCAGGCAAGCCTACGACCAATCTAAACCGTTACGATATTCACATCCTTTACCCGTAACCAACGTCGCAAAGTTTGAAGTGATCGATATTATTGAAACGCCCCTGCCGGAAGCTAAAGCTCAATAACCAATTGTCCAAACAAATCAAGAGATTTTTAACGCCATTTGCCTTATATTTATGGGCGCATGGTTTCCCCGCCAGAAATACCGCCTACCGACCCACCCCTGCGCAAAGGGTATAAAGACCGCTATAAACAGCCATTCTTAGAATCCTTCTCTAAAGTAGGAACTATCGCCGGGACAGCGCGATCGGTCGGCATTTCACGGTACCTGGTTTACGACTGGTTGCGCGTAGACGAACAGTTCAAAGTGGACTTTGAAAAAGCCGAAGAAGAATTTACCGCTCAGGTAGAATCTATCCTCCACGATAAAGCGCTGCTAGGTGACGTCGGCGCCTGCATCTTCCTGCTACGCGCCCGCAACCCTAAAAAGTACACCGAACGCATTAAACATGAAGCCGACGAAAAACAGTTTGAAAAACTGATTTCCCTGTTTACCGGCGTTATTAAACGATGCGTACCGCCGGACTTGTGGCCGACGGTTAGTTCGGCGTTAACGTCCGCTTGTACGACGTTACAGGCCGGGAAAGGCGTTGAACTGCTTTCATGAGCGGTATTGAAGTCCTCCAAAAAGATCCCGACTTAATCGCGGCGACGATATTTCAAAGGGTAGCGCAATCCTTGGAACGTCACCCCATGGACTTACGCGAATACTTTCAACAAGCCTGGCCGCTGATCCTACCGAACCGGGAACTGGTAGCGTCTTGGCATATCGATTTGATCTTGGAACATCTTGCCGCCGTAGATAACGGGGACATCCGGCGCCTGGTCATCAACATTCCACCGCGTTCGTTAAAGTCGAGTTTGGTATCGGTGGCCTGGCCGACGTGGTCCTGGACGGAAAAACCCTGGCTTAAATGGGTATTCTCTTCTTACGCGGCGGCGTTATCGGAAAAACATTCGTTAGACCGTCGGCGTGTTATCGAGTCGCCGTGGTATCAAGAACGATGGGGGGATACAACGTGCCTCGAATCCGATCAAAACAGAAAGTCCGAATTCCAAAACACGCAGGGCGGAGTCATGATCGCCACCTCGGTGGGAGGGAGTATTACCGGAAAGGGCGGCGACCGCGTGGTCGTGGACGACATCATGAACCCCGAACAGGCCGAATCGTCAGCCGAGCGAGAATCTGCCATCCGTTACTTCCAGGCTACGCTTTCCACAAGGCTCGACAATAAAAAAACAGGCGTCATGGTCGTTATTGAACAACGCACGCATCACCTCGATTTAACGGGAACCATTCTGAGGGAAGGCGGGTGGACGCATTTATGCGTACCCGCCCAATCCCCCACGCGAACTGTCGTGAAGTACCCACTGTCTGGCCGTGAGGTTATCCGTGAAGAAGGGTCTGTGATCTGTGAACAACGCGAGGACGTCGCTACCTTAACCGAACAAAAAACGGCTATGGGTTCACGCGCTTATGCTGCACAGTATCAACAAGATCCTCACCCGGAGGACAGTGGGTACTTCCGCGACGCTTGGTGGCGGTACTATAAGATGTTGCCGGTCGACGATTTCGTGAGTTATTGGGCGTGGGATATGGCCGCTGAAGAAGGCCAGGAAAATGATTATACGGTGGGTATCCTGCTTACGCACGGCGCGCGGGGGACGTATGTGATGCGGGTTCGCCGTGGAAAATGGCAATACCCGGAAGCTAAGCGCGTGGTGATGGAAGAATGGATGGCTAATCCCGGTACGGCTCTTTTGATTGAAGATACCAGCGCCGGGAAATCGTTGGCGCAAGATTTACAGCGTAACTCCAATTTACCGGTAATACCCGTACCCATTTCAAAAGATAAGTCCGTTCGCGCGGCGTTGACGTCGCCTTACGTGGAGTCCGGGCGAGTGTTCTTACCGGATGAAGCCGGTTGGCTGGCAGAATTTAAAGAGGAATTGTCCTTGTTCCCGCAATCTCAACACGACGATCAAACCGATGCGTTTACCTTGGGCATGAACCATTTTTATCAAGGCCCTTCACGGCCTTTAGCGGCTATGTCAGGCCAGGATATGCCGTTCAGTATTCCGAAACCGGATTGGTTATGAGTTTCGCCTCTCAAACTATGCGCGTCATCGATTACGCCATCGCCCGATGGAAAGGTGAAACGGTCGGACAAGCCGTCGGGGAACAAACCGCTTCTTTAAATGCGGCTAACCCCAAACCTTTCGCTGAACTTCAAGAGAACGAATACGAGTATAACCCCGACGCAGAATTTGATGAATTAGCCAAACCTGTCAGAAATCCAATGATCGCTTTCCATGAAGCTCTTATGGCGGACGACCCGTCCAAACTGTCCGAAGATAACCCGTTCAAAGGCCTAAAACTGCGCGTGGCGGAAGCGTGGGTGTTTGAAGGAGTTTGCCGGCATGGCGGGAAACTCGCCCGCGACAGGAAAGCTCTCGAAGCCATCGGTATCCGTTGGCCCGCGCCGTACCTGGTCCGGCATGTGGAATCTAATAGCGATTATATCGAAGCGCTTACTCGTTCTAAAAAGACATGGGAACGGGATATGCCCGCTAAACGTAAACGCCTAGAATCGGCGCGGGACCAAAAGTTGGCGTTCGTTAAAAAGTTAACCGAAGCGAAACTTCTCCGGGAAGATAGCGTAGACTGTTTCGCCTTGGATACGTGGGGCGGCCCTTACGATCCCAACCAGTTTTCCGAGTTCGCTCCGCTCATGGCCGGGCCGTTTAACAAACAGCTTTACTTAACGGACTACCTGCGAATGCACTCGCTGGCGTTTGAAGCGTGGAACCATAACCCGCTCGCTAAACGGATCGTTGAACTGTTCGCGCAGTACACGTTCGGGCGCCGGTTCAAGGTTCGCATTAAAGATAGCGCGAAAGAGAAAGCCTGGGAAGACTTTAATAATAAACATAAGATCCGCGAAAACGTTAGCCGGTACTGGATCAGGGAATTCTGTATTTACGGCGAACTCATGGTCAACAAGGAAATCTGGCAGTTAATGGACCCGTCCACCGTATGGGACATTGTGACTGACCCGGACAATATCAACGACGTGTACTATTACTACCAAAGCTATCCGACCGCGTACCAGATGTTCACCGGATATAGGGTAGCGGGTGAACCCGGCGCCGAGAAGCAGCCTGGCAGCGAATACATTATCCGCCAGATACCCGCGTACAAGATCATCCATCTACGCGGCAACTGCGTTTCTAACGAGAAACGCGGAAGGTCGTTACTGTTCCCGATCCTCGGTTGGCTAAAACGCATTAAAGACCTGTACAACGCCATCGTAGTCCGGCAATGGTTGATGTCCTGCTTTATTTGGGATGACACCGTAAAAGGGTCAGCCGCCGATATTGCCGCGCATTCGGCGAAGTATGCCAGTATGCCGAAAGTAGGGTCGACGTTCGTTCATAACGAATCCGTTGAACGTCAACCCATGCCGGCCATCGACTCGGCAGGTGGACGCGGGAACGCTTCCGGGATCGGGGAAGAAATTATCGCGTTTATCGCTACGGCGGTAGGTATCCCCAAAGAATTCTTAAACGTCATCGCTAGCGGCGGCGGATCGCGCGCGCAAGCGTTAACTTCAGCCGAACCGTTCACCAAAGCGATTGAAGATATCCAGTCCACCTTCGAAGCGCTTTTAATTGAAGTTTGTAAGGAAGCCTTCACGCAAGCGAACCTGGAATACGTGGAAGGTGACGTAGAATTCATTTTCCCATCCGTCACTAAAGACACCACCACCGAAACCATTAAGAACATCGCGACCGGCGAATCGATGGGGTACGTCTCTAAACAGACCGCCGCTGAAATGTTCGCCGGGGAAATGAATATCACCAATTATGACTTCGAGGAAGAACAAGGGCGTATCAACGACGAAGCTCAAACGGGCCTTAACAAAATGGGCACAACGCCAATGCCGCCGGGCGGACGGTTCGGTGGCAATGCAAATCCAGATAACGGTTCAGGGTCGACCGTGGATTCTCCGAGTTCCAATCAAGACGAAGAAGAGTCCCCGATCCATGGTAACGGTAAAGTTTCGTTGTCGCGGAGCTTGAAGAGTCTCTAGATATGCCGCACGTTTGGTATCAGAACATCCTGTTCGGATTCTTACTCGGTGTGGGTATCAAGGTCGCCGACTGGTTACTCGGTAAATTTTTGAAATGAACGGAACGGAAGTCCTGACAAAAGACGCGCACGTGATCGCTAAACTGTTTATCGCGTTTGAAGTGGTAGGTTTAATTCTAGCCGTTCCGTTAATAGGGTACACAATCTGGGTTATATTTTTTAGGGCCCGCCGGTGAGTTACCCTAAACAAGATTCCGTGGTACGCCGCTTACAAGAGGAAACGCTCAAAGCGCTCGATGCGGTATCCGATAAACATTGGCGGACTATCGAATCTGTTTGGAACGAGGCGCGCGGCCAAATGCGCGGGTATATCTTAGACGTGTACCATCACTTTTTCGCGGATGAACGCTGGTCGCTGGCGGGACTTAGGACCTCCGGCGCGTGGCATGTCCTTAATGACGGTCTACGCTCCATGACCGCTGAAGTCCGCGATACCACTCACCGGCAAGCTCGACAGGGAATTAACGCCGTTTACCGGGAAAGTATTGTACGCCACGCTTGGGTGTTAGACCAGACGACGCCGCCTAACATCAAAATACGTATTCCGCATAAACAGAAGTTGTTCGAAGCGGCGCGGTCGATGGTATCGTTTTATAAAGGCGAAGAAGCTATTCAAAAGTTTGGGGATCGGTGGAACGCCTGGTCGGACGGCTATTATATGGCGCTCGTTAACAATTTACAGATGGGCGCGTTAAATGGAAGTTCACCATCCGATGCCGCCGATGAAGTGGACGCTACCCGTGTCAATACGCCCGCATACGGGTTACTCGATGCGTACCAGCGTATGTTCGCCTTTGAAACGGTGAACGCTATTAACCTGGCCGTATCGGAAGTGTCCAGCGTAAACGGGGACGCCGACGTTGAACAGGTCTGGGCGACCCGGCGCGACTTAAAAGTTTGCGACGACTGCGACGAAAATGAAGGGTTGCCGGAAGAAGAAGCGGACGGCGAAATTCCGCTGCATCCTAATTGCAACTGTTATTGGCGGATTGTGCCGGCAAGCTGGGCGGAGCTGCTCCGGACGGGGGACCCCGACGCTTACGACCTAGCGGTGGATATGGACGCGCAGGGAATTGTACCGAACGCGATGGTGATTCGAGATGAAGCCGGTAAACTTGCCGGGTACGATACAGTCGAGTTTGGGCCTTGGATGAAAGAAAATTTCTATGCCGTTGCAGGCCGGTAAAAAAGCGCTTGTCCAATAAAATAGATTGACGAAAGAAGTGTTCTATGGTTAAAAATCAATCGGAATCGCGTGAAAGGCAAACACTCAACACTTTAAAGTCTTAATCGTCGGGCGGGGTTGATCTCCCCTTAGGACTCCTATAGTCCACCGCGTATTTAACCGGTATCTAGGGCTGGACTGACGGACTTGTAACCCGTCTATCCAGCCCTTTTTTACTGGTAGGAAACTATGGAAACTGTCGCTCAACAATTAGAAAAAGAAAATCCTCGACTACTGGGAAAGTTCGTTTTAAACCCGGACTTGTGCAATTTCATTTTAGCGTTATTGGCGAAAGTCGTTTGGATCAGTATGCAGCGCGGGTTCCCGCGTAATGGCGTGACCATCGACCCTGCGGTATCTTCGGACTTACCGAACCAGGACATTGTGTTTCGCGCGCGGGTACGATTCGGGCAGGTTGCGGTAGGACCACCGGCACGATGGCCGTTGCAATCTGATTTCGCGAGGTATACCCGCGCCAAGGCGTATGGTTTAGGGTTGGCATTACAGGAAAACCCTAAACTCTGCGAATTTTTTCAGACGTTACTCGAATCGATAGACAGGTTCGCGCGGTACAACGGTATTCCGTTCAGAACGTTAAAAGTTCAAAAGGCCATTATCAGTACCGGGGATATAGTGGTTTTGCAAGTGGGGCGAAATGTCATTACCCATTAGCGGTAAACCGCTGACGCCCCAGGAAGAAGAAACCGTTCTTGTCGATGAACTCCGTAAATTGCGTGCCGCAGGGTTTGGCGATTTGTTGGTGTCGGTACACCTGGGCCGCATGGATAAATTGGACGTTACTTTAAAACGGCGTGGCGATCAATTGGTGAACATGCGCCGGTTGAGGGAAAACGTCTGATGCTTTCTAAAAAGGATCTTCTTATTGCGCGGTTTATCGAAAAATCGCGTAAAGGGAAACGCGCTAAGACCGATGAAGATAATCCCTACCATGACATGCTCGGTAAATTTTCCGGGTCGGGCGGCGGGTCCGGCGGCGTGGGCGGGACTTCCCAGAAATCGCCAAACAAATGCGCGACTTGCGGCGCCCATTTCGATAAGTGGAAAGATTATAACCAGCATCGCACGACCGGCCACGCGCCCGGCAAGGTTCCGGTCCTTGCTTCTAAACGCAGTAAAAAGAGGGTCAAAGCCTGTATGACCCAATCGGCTACGTCCGGCTCTTTTAACGCGTTGCTCCGTTGTTCGGTGACGGAAAGCGCAAAGCTGATATCCGTCACCGAACCCGTCCCCACCAAAGACAGTTCTAACGCCTGGCTGGAAGGACCCAAAGTTAAAGTCATTCTCATTTCCGAAGGGCTCGGCAACCGGCGCGATATGAACTTTTATGGACCGGAAGCCATCGATTCCGCACCGTTTGCTTTTGAAGGAGCCCATTGTTTCTTGAACCATCCCTCTTATTCCGAAGAACGGGACATCCCCGAACGGCGCGTACAGGACGTAGCAGGATACTTTAAAAACGTGCAAGTCGATGTCGTGGAAGGCCGCCGTTGCGTGACCGGCGAAATCCACTTTGACCTTTCTGAAACCGGACGGATGGGCTACAACAAAATGTTGACAGCTTTGCACTATCAAACAGAATTTCCAGGTGCCGACCGGGAATATGTTGGTTTGTCGGTTAACGCCGACGGCGAATCCGAACCTCGGCGGTTAAACCTCGAAGGGGAAGATCTGGACGTTAATTACGTCACCAAATTTACTAACGCGCGCTCTACGGACATTGTGACATTACCGGCGCGCGGCGGAAAAGCTCTGGCGCTAGTGGAAAGTATAGCTGGCGCAGAAATGAGAAACAAGGAGGTCAGAACCATGCTAGTTAAGCGCCTACAGGCGATCCACAACGCCCTGAAGGAAGCCAAGGCGACTGACGATAAAGAAAAGAAGGAATCCCTTCTTACTGAATCGTCAAAGATCGCCCAGGCGCTCCTCAAGGACGCTTTGGACGCTGCCAGTCGCAGCAAAGTAAAAGAGTCGGAAACTTCTGAAGAGGAATCCGACGCCGAAGAAGCCGATGACATGGAAGATGAACAAGACGCAATTCCAGAACCCGGTCACAAGATCAAGAAAACCGTTACCAAAACCGTTCACCATATCGGTGACGACGACGGCGACGACGACGAAGAAGAAGAAAAAGAATCCGAAGGTAAAGAATCCGATACCGAGTCTGAAAAGGAATCGGAAACGCACGAAGCGAACCGTCTGGCCGTGGAACATCTGATTGCAAAATCGGAATTAGAACCAGAACTGTTCGACGTCGAAGACCTGGCCCATCGCGGTCTACGGGAAGCCAAACGCGAAATTCATCGTATGAAACGTGTGGCGGAAGCCTGGACCCGGCGAGCCATTAAAATCGTTGGCGACGTTTCACCGGCGCACGCGGCGAAGTTCAGCGAATCGGGGAAATCTGGCAACAAAGCCGATAACACGGCCTTGTTTGCGGATTGTTCCCTCTAAGGAGATTACACCATGGCAACCACAGCTCAGAATAACGTGGTGCTAAAGGGAAGAACCCTCCCGTTCGCCGTGTTAACAGACGGGAACGGCGACATTAACCAGGGCGATCAAGTCTACGTAGACACGTCCGCTCACCTGGTGAAGTCGTTAGGCGCTAACGACGATTCTAACGCCGCCACTTTTATTGGCGTGGCGTTGGATTCGTCTTATATCAACCCTTACGGCACCAAGATGTACTCGCCACAAATCCCTGTAGGAATCGATGGAGTGTATACGTTCAATACGACCTCCGGGGACACCTACAACGAGGGTGACGCAGTTTACGTCGGCGCGGACGCGCAGACGGTGACTAACACGGTAGGCGGTCTAACTAAAAAGATCGGCTTCGTGAAAATGCGCCCCAGTCAATCAGCGGTCGCGGGTGGTTCAGGTGTGACAATCGACGTTGCGATTGAACGCCAGTTCCCCGTTGCCGGGATATAGGAGGTGCATGACCATGTTTGATGCTGCTACCACTTACGAGATGAACCGTGAACTGAAACTCGAACTGGCTAAGAAAAACCTTGACCAGATCCGGGAATCAGTCGCCGAAGCGTATGGCGTAAAGTTCGCGGAATCCAAAATCGTGCAGGAAAGCGGTCGAATTCGCGTAGAGTCGGAGGAAGGACCTTTATCCTTCGAAACCATGCGGAAACAGACCTTTTCTTGGAAAAAGTTCCGTGAAAGCGCCTACCAAACCGCCCGACGGCGGTTCCAGGAAGCCAATGCGGAGGGGGTATTTAATGCCCTGCTCCGGGCGGGTGTAAATACCATCGCTAACGGCTGGTACAACCTCGTAGATACAAACCATGAACGCATCTGCGCCATGACCACGTCCAGCCATGCTGTGGAACCTTACGCGCCCGTACATCGGGGGTCCGTACCGCGCCGCGTACCGCGCGGAACGCCGTTCCCGGAAGTGAAACTCGCCGGTCCGTTGGACGTGCAAATGATCAACGAGAAGTTCGGCGCTATTTCCGGCTTGGAAAAAGAACTGATGGACGACGATCAATCCGGGATTATCACTCAACGGGTACAGGACATCGGCCCGCAAATGGCGATTATCGAGGATGCTTGGACGTTCCAGAGGTTTATTGGTACGGTGGGGGCTTACGGCGGAGACGTTATTCCTGCCAGTCAGACCTACAGTGCGGGCGTATATTCAACGTCGTTGGCGGGAGGCGGATCTAACCGCTTAGCGTCTTATGCGGCGTTCTCTAACGATAACGTGCAAGCGTTGGATATCCTGCTCATGGGTCAGAAAGACTTGCTTGGAAACTTCCTGCTGGTAAACCCTAACACGTTGTTAGCGGGAATCAGCTTGAAGTTTGCGGCTAGAACTCTACTGAACAGCGAATGGTTCCCGGCGACAACCGCCATGAAAGTGGGCGGTACAGGAACCGGTACGGGTATCGGAACGAGCTTTGCTAGAAACGTGCTGGACGGGGCGTATAACCTCGTTATCAGCCGGTTCTTACCGACCAAGGCGTATGCTTTGGGAGAAGCCGGTAAAGGCCTCGTGTTCCAGATGCGGGAAGGACTTTCCGTCGTTCAGGAAAATCCTATGTCAGGTCCCGCATTCAGCCAAGACGAATTCCGTTTCCGGTCCAAGTCCCGTTGGGCTGTGGATTGGGTGGACCCGCGCTTTTGGGCGTTGGGTAACGACGGTAACACCTAACGGTCGGCTGAATTAAAAAGAGGCGGCGCTTCGGCCTTCCTGGGAAAAGCGCGTAGCTTCTATTAACGATTTTTGCAAAGGAGAAACGCCATGAAACGATTTTTCAGGTTGAGTGTATGGACTCTGGCGGTAGCCGTGTGTACACCCGGCCTCGGCCAAGCGGCCCGTACCGTTTATAACCAAGCGCTGGCGAATGAAGCGGGGTTAGCTTACAACAACACCTACGCGCTGAGCGTAGACTCGTTCAATATCGACACGCTGACGATGATAGCCGTTTATTCCAGCGCGACGGTTGCCGCCGTTACGTTTAATGATGGAAGCGTATCTACCGGAAGTATCACCGTCAGTTCTTATACCGCCTTACACGGGACGTTAGGTACGAACACGTTAACCGTCGTTTCCGGTAAAAATAATGCTCTGGCCGCGCGCGCGGCGACCGATACGTTAACCGTCGTCAAAAACACGACAGCGGCTTTACAGGGAGCCAGTTTTAACCTTAACGGAACGACGCTCATCAATACCCGCGATTGGTTGATTGCTCCTTCTTCGCCGTCTATAACCGCTACCAATATTGCCAATACCATCAACGCCAACACCATCTTTACCGCGACCACTTCTTCGAACGTCGTCACGATCACTTGTCCGGTGGTCGGATACGCCTGTAACGCCTATACGCTGGTCAGTAGCACCAACGCCGCGTTAGCGGCGAGCGGATCGACCTTTTCAGGGGGACAGGACGCGGTTTATTACACCCTGAAAGGTACTATCTTA